CAATGTTCGTCCTCGAATTCGATCGCGGGTTGTTGCCGTTGAACGAAGCCAGGCCATAGGAAGAGTTGTTCCAGTTGCCGCCCGAATAGAAAGCGCGTCACGGCTGATACCCTATGTCTTCGGCTGGCTCTTGATGGTTTTAAGCCAACCGCCGAGCATCTTTCCGATTTCGACTGCCATGCCGCTCCAGACCTCGTACTTCTTCATCGGGAGAAATCCGAGTTCGTGGCTCAACCGCAGATAAGCCCGCAGCTTTGCCACTTCCACATCCAGATCCTGCAAGGTAGTCTTTTTGTAGTATTTCTTCTGCGCCTCAATCGTGCGTTCCAGCATGGTGTCCATGCAGCGCTTGATGTCGGTGCAGAGAGCAAACTTTTCAGACTTCGGATACTGCGCAAGGGCTCCGTACCCATACTGCATCATGTCAAAGACTTTCTGCATGATTTTAAGTTCTTCGGCCATTGTCAGCACCTCCAGCCCACAGGGCATTATATAGCTTTTTCCCGCCCGGCGGGTCGTTTTGGTAGATTCTGTCGGAAAAATCGCAGAAAATACCCAAAATCCGAAAAATCAATTTTATAAACCGGCCCCTTCGGGGCCGGACTGAGGGAATCTCTGTGTGCGG